GTTTCCCAGTCACGATCTAGGAGGGGTTCGGGGTGTCCCCGCGCTCGCACTTTATACAATTTATATTATGAGAAGAATAAAATTTAAGGAGAGATATTATGTTATATACAGGAATGGATTTATATGAAACTACTACAGATGTAACCGAGGTTTCTAAAATAATAGTTAAGGGTTTTAAAAATATATTAACTATGAGAGATGGTACAATCAAAGTGTTACATTACGATGAAGATTCAATAGAGGACAGAGATGCTGATTATAACAATATAAACTTATTTAGATGGATTTTTAAAGAAAGGGATTAGAGCCTAACAAGCTCTTTTCTTTTTCCCAACCACGCAAAATTTACATGCTATTTTATAGGAGGAATAAGAAACTGTAATAATATCATTGCAGGGGCTTATGTATTGTAGAATAAAGTATACAAGCTCTCAATAATTTCGAAAGGAGTGCTCATATGAATGAGAACAGATTTCAATCACTATTAATAAAAGACATAAAAAAAATGTTTCCTGGATGCATAGTAACTAAACTGGACTCAGCTTATATACAAGGCATTCCAGATTTACTAATACTATATCATAATAGATGGGCTACTTTAGAGTGTAAAAAATCTGAAGTGTCAGCAGTTAGACCAAACCAAAGATACTATGTAGATTTAATGAATGATATGTCATTCTCTAGATTCATATGTCCAGAGAATAAGGAGGTAGTATTATATGAACTTCAACAATCACTCGAAGCTTAATGGGTGTCACGCATTCTTAAGCGCTAGCCAGTTTCACTGGATAAGATATTCTGATGAAAAAATAGTAGAAAGATACGACAGACAGCTTGCTGTAAGAAGAGGAACTGAGCTGCATGACTTTGCGTCACAATGTATAAAGCTTGGCCAAAAACTTCCTAAGTCAAAGAAGACTTTGAATGCATTTGTTAATGATGCTATAGGATATGGAATGGAAACGGAACAAGTACTATTCTATTCTGAAAATTGTTTTGGAACAGCCGATGCTATATCATTTAGCGAAAGGGAAGGATTTCTAAGAATTCATGATTTGAAAACAGGAATCAATCCAGCTCACTTCGAACAACTAATGATATATGCTGCTATGTTCTGCTTAGAGTATGCCGTAGTTCCAAGCATGATTAAAATAGAACTAAGGTTATACCAAAACGACGAAGTATTTATATTAGAACCGGATCCAGCAGATATATCTGATATTATGGACACCATTAAAAGATTCGATAAGTTAATCGACAAAGCTAAAAAAGGGGAGATTGAGTAATGGATAGAAACTATGAATATGAGTATAATGGATCGCTTAGTGATGAAGAATTCTTAATGCATTACGGTGTTCCAAGAAGATCAGGAAGATACCCATGGGGGTCTGGTAAAGAATCTTATCAAAGAACTGGAGATTTCTTAGCCAGAATAGATGAGTTTAAAAGTATGGGAATGAGCGAGAAAGACATCGCTACTGCATTCGGATTAACTACATCTAAACTAAGAATACAACAATCAATGGCTAAAGCTGAAAGAAGAGCTATAGAAGTGGATAGAGCCACTGCTCTTAAAGAAAAAGGATATTCCAATCCTCAAATAGCGAGAGAAATGGGTTTAGCAGGTGAATCATCTGTTAGATCCTTATTAAATGAAAAATCAGTTCAAAGAATGAATGAAGCAGCTAATGTGGCAGCAACATTAAAGAAACAAATAGATGAAAAAGGTATGATAGACGTTGGTGCAGGAGTTGAGAGAGAATTAGGAACAACTAAAGAAAAGCTTGAGCAAGCTCTTTATATGTTAGAAATGCAAGGCTATCCAACATATGCCGGTGGAGTATCTCAAGTTACTAATGCTGGTAAGCAAACAACTATAAAAGTAGTAGGTCCTCCTGGAACAGAGCATAAAGATATTTATGACTATTCTAAAGTAAATACTATAAAAGATTATGATACTCTAACTGGAGATATGAACACTGATCCTATATTTAAGTATCCAACATCTATAGATGGGAAAAGAGTCGCTATTAGATATGCTGAAGATGGCGGAACATCTAAGGATGGAACTATAGAAATAAGAAGAGGTGTTCAAGACCTTGACTTGGGAAACAGTCACTATGCTCAAGTAAGAATACTAGTAGATGATAAATCATATTTAAAAGGTATGGCTGTATATAAAGAAGATAGCAACTTCCCTCCTGGAGCTGACATAGTATTTAACACTAATAAAGCTGCTGGAACACCTCCTGAAAAAGTATTCAAAGCTATAAAAGATGACCCTACAAATCCATTCGGAGCAACGATAAAAAATGGTGGTCAATCATATTATATAGACCAAAAAACAGGAGAAAGAAAGTTATCTGCTATAAATAAGAAATCAGATGAAGGTGATTGGAATGACTGGTCGAATGGTTTACCAGCACAGTTCCTAGCTAAACAAAGTTTACCATTAATGAAAAAACAACTTGGTTTATCTAAAGCGGACAAGCTTGCTGAATTAGATGAAATACTAGCTATAACTAATCCAACTGTTAAAAGAAATCTATTAGCTAGCTATGCTGAAGATGCTGACGCTGCCGCAGTTAATTTAAAAGCTGCTTCATTACCAAGACAAAGATATCAAGTAATATTGCCAATAGATTCTATAAAAGATACAGAAGTGTATGCACCTAACTTTAAAGATGGCGAAAGTGTAGCTTTAATCAGATATCCTCATGGAGGTACATTTGAAATCCCTATACTAACTGTTAATAATAAGAATAAAGATGCCATAGCGATGATAGGCAAGAATCCTAAAGATGCTGTTTGTATAAACTCTAAAGTAGCAGAAAGATTATCAGGAGCTGACTTTGACGGAGACTTCGTAATGGTTCTACCTAATACCGCTAAGACTAAGATAACTACTCAAAATCCATTGAAAGGGTTGGAAGGATTCGATAATAAGAAAGAATATCCTGCTAGACCTGGTATGAAAGTAATGCAAGAGTCCGCTAAAGGTAGAGAGATGGGTGTTATATCAAACCTAATAACCGACATGACTTTACAAGGAGCTGGACCAGATGAATTAGCAAGAGCAGTTAAGCATTCAATGGTTGTTATAGATGCTGTTAAGCATAAATTAGACTACAAGAAGTCTGAACAAGACAACGGAATAGCCGCTTTAAAGAAAAGATATCAAAAGCATACCGATGCAGATGGAAACGAGAAATATGGTGGAGCAAACACATTGATTTCTAAATCTAAAGGTGCTGAAAGAGTTGAGAAAAGAGTAGGAACTCCTAAAATTAATGTTAAAGGCAAAGACTACTATGATCCAGACCTACCAGAAGGAGCATTAATATACAATAAGTATAAGAATGTTAAAGGTACTAAGGGTTATGACCCGACTCAACCAGAAGGAAAGTATATAACTCGTAAACCAGAAACTTATATAGATAAGAAGACTGGTAAAGAAGTAGTTAGAATGGATAAATCAACTAAGATGTATGAGGCTAAGGATGCTAGATCACTATCATCTGGAACTCCTCAAGAAGAGTTGTATGCTGATTATGCTAATGCTATGAAAGCTATGGCTAATAGGGCTAGAAAAGAACTTGCTACCACTCCTAATTTAAAATACTCTCCAGAGGCTAAGAAGCAATACGCAGTGGAGGTATCATCCCTTAACGCTAAGCTTAACATCTCCCTACTCAATGCCCCTAAAGAAAGGCAGGCCCAATTGTTAGCTAACTCTATAGTTAAAGAGAAGCAAAAGAATAATGAAATAGAACCTGAACAACTTAAGAAGTTAAAGACCCAAGCACTTAATAGTGCTAGGCAGAAGTTCGGGGCCAAGAGGGAGACCATAGTGATAACTGATAAAGAATGGGAAGCTATTCAAGCTGGTGCTATAACTGACAACCAATTAACAAAGATACTACAAAACGCAGACATAGATTCGCTTAGATCTAAAGCAACACCTAAGAATAAGAAGACTCTAAGCTCTGCTAAACTTAACCTATTACAGACTATGAAGAACTCAGGCTATACTAACCAAGAGATAGCTGAGCGTTTAGGTGTATCTGCTAGCACAGTTGCTAAGTATTAAAAGAAAGGAGACATAAATCATGACTATTAAAAAGAGTATGTTAACAACAATTGATAATCCTTACAATCCATTCACACAATTCGATTCTTGGTATCGCTATGACAATGACCTAGGCTATTGTTCATGTTGTCTTCTTGCAAGAATTGGAAAGTTTTCAGAAACTTTAACTGACGAAGAAAACGATGAAGAACAAGAAAGAGCAATTGATGAAATAATAAAGGATGATCCATTCGGAATTTATATAAAAGTTCAAATCGATGAAGAAGTTGGGCCAATTATTGTGGCTTAATAACTTCATTGAGATAGGGGGGGTCCGTGAAAATCACACCCCCTGCCGAATCGCGCCCCTTCGATCGTGACTGGGAAAC